AGTGTCGACCGCGATGAGCTTGCGCTTTTTGACATAATCTCGGCACCTAAGCTCGACATCACGGACTGTAGGGAAAAGCTCGAATCTCTCCTCGGGCGGCGTGTAGCCATTGAGCGCAATGTTGCTCGCTTTCTCGATATCATTGATGACGGTAGGCTCTTCGGCCCATTCACCACGAATGATAAACGACGGATGAAAGGTAGGAATTGCCCAAAATTGCAAGCCCGCTACATGAACGTCGTAGACGGAACCTCGGACTTTGTGTATGGAACCCTCAATACCAAGGGCATGAGTGGGATTCGCTCCAAGTGGGACGAGGGTTCTAACTCCCAAACTATAGAGCTTTGAAATCTCCTCTTCGAAGCCCGCTCGACACTTTTCGAGCGCCTCCTGGCCTTCAGGGCTCGCCAGATCATTCTCCGGCGGGCGGCAGTTGATGAGATTAAGCAGATATACATTATGCCTTCCTATGCCCGCCTTTGCGAGCATGACATCAAGCTCGTGGCCCGCTGCGCCTACGAACGGATGGCCGAGCTTGTCTTCGTCTGCGCCAGGAGCTTCGCCTATGATCGCGAGCTTTGGCCTTTCGCTTGCGGACTCGCCGCGAACCTTGGTGCAATAGCCACCAAGGCCGCAGCTGCCGCATTTAGACTTCGTGCGCGATATGCGTAGAAGTTTCAAGCTTTACTCCGATAGAACAAAGTTTACTTGCGGATACGAGCGCAGCGGAACGACGACGCCCCAAGTCCTTCGCGCTCCGGTGATGAAGGCGACGACATGGGGATTGTCTTGCGCTTGAATGTAACAGAACGCGCTCTTGTTCACGTCGTAGATTTCCGGCTCGATGTAGTCGGAACCGGAAGGCATGTAGCGAATCTCGTTGACCTTGAAGTTAGCCCAGAAGGGCTTGTCGAGGAAGACAACGATATGCCTTAGAAGCGAGAACCAGGCGCTTCTCTTACCATCTTTTACCCAGGCGCCGACGAAGTAGCCCCAATCGTTTAAGGTCGAGATAAGCGACGACATCTCAGCAGTATCGATGGTCTCTGCCTCGCGGCAGTCGAGCAGGACGCCCTTCTCGATCTCAGAGCTGAGCGTGAGGCTTTCGAAGGCCTCGTGAATCTTACGGGAAAGCTGCGTATCGTCGAAGGAGAAAAGCTCGGGGTCAGAATCGGCCCCGAGCTTAACGTGGATGGCGAAGAAGCCAGCCAGCGTACCTCCCTCGATCGGCTGATACCGAAGTGAGGAGATACGCATAGCTTACCGCTTCTTCGAGGATCCGGACTTCTTAGGCCCGCCGGAAGCCTTCTTCGTTCCGCTTGACGCTGCCGCCCTGGGCGCGGGACCGGAAGCTTTGCGCGACACGGGCTGACCGTCGTCTTCGAGCCAGAGATGGTTCTCACCGTCTTCGGTCTTCTGCACGACGGGGTTGTTCTCGTTGCCGTCGCCGTCCTTGCGCTGCTTCACGTTGAGCTTGACCTTGACCTTCTGGCCCGAGAAGTCCTCGGGATCGTAGCCGTCCTCGTCGAAGTCGACTCCGGCCGCGTCGCAGAGGTCCTTGAGTTCCGCGACGTTGCGAGCGACCATGGCAGCATCGTAGCTCGGGTGCTCTTCGAGGAGAATGTTGATGCGCCGGGTGTACTTGCGGCCCGCGGTGGACTTGCCGTCGGGGCCGTCGGGGCCGTCAAGCACGACCATCGAGATCGCGTTGACCTGGCAGGGCGAGTTGTCCGAAACGTAGCTCTTGGCGCTTACGATTTCGAGAACGTAGTCGCCGGCCGGGAGCGAGAAGTCCGGCATCTGAACGCCGGAAGCGATCCCGGCCTCAGCTCCGGGAACCTTCGTCTTCATGGGTAGACTCCTTTGGTTGTTCCAAGCAGCATAAAAATCACGAAAGCAAAAAAGAAGGGGCCGCCTAGCTCGGCCCCGAAGGAGGTACAGTCGAACGTGGAGGCAACCCTTGCGCCGAAGACCGTGGCTAGGTTCCGGGTCTTCATAAGAAGCATAGCATACGCTATGCGCTTTGACGCAAGGGTAAAAGACATCTTACTTCGCCTTCTTGATGTAGTACTTCGCGAACTTCCCGAAGCTCGGGTTCTCGTGGGCCTGCATAGGAATGCCTTTGCGGGAGCCCGCATGTTCAAAGCCCCGATTAGAGCACGGAGTAAGGAAGTATTTCATCTGCCCTTCTTTGCTCATCTCGTTGTAATGGATATAGATTTCGTCGAAGAAGTGCGGCAGGCGATTGCCAAGAGCTTGGCCGACCATAGCCGGGGCCTGGTAGCGATGGCCTACGTCGTCCTGCTTGTCCGCCATCTCGGCGGTCATGACGATATTCATAGGAATAGTCTTTATGATATCGATTATTGCGAAGAATCTCTGCATAACAAGGTTGTAGTCTTGTATCTGCATTGTTTCCATGTGTACGCCATTTTTGTCTGTGTGACTTTCTTCTATAGTAACTTCATGTGCGAATAGATCGCAGAACGTAGTACCGCTATCGATGATGAAGGTCTGAGGGGTATAGCCGTAGGATTTTATCTCATCCCACATATTGCCGCTTTTGTACTTCAGCTCGATAGCGAGCTGGCGCAAATCGCGATAGCTAAATAGCTCGTTTTCGCTCATCTCTTCAGACCACCGGACGAAGGGAAACACGCACGGATCGACCTTGCAGTTGACCGGAGTGTCGGTCGCGAGTCCGGCGTCGGCGTTCGCTATGACCGGATCGGGAAAGGTCAGGGCGAAATGCGTCTTGCCGACTTTGGAGTAGCCGACTGAGAGTACCCTGACGAACGGGCTCGCCTGGTCCGACATCGGAGTCGTGTACTTGCGGACAGGGGCCGAAGCCTTCTTTGCCGTTGCCATTAGTCATCCTCCCCGAGCACGCGCGCGGCGCACTCGATATAGCCCGCAGCGTCGACGAGGTTGTCGCGCTTGGGATGGTAGACTTCTCTCGCGAGCTTTAGGCCTACCATCATGAGAGCGACTTCTTCTGCGGTAATGTCTGAGCTCAGCTTGTAGGCCAGAAGTCCTGACCATATCTTCGCGGTAGCATCCATGTTTCGCTTCGGATGGTCGTAGGCCTTCTCGCGATCGCCGAATACGAGATCGAAGGCCTCGATGAGAACTGTAGCGTCGGTAGCCTTGCGCTCTTTGCTCAAAGTATCCCTCCATTGTCGTCGAGGTCCCAGTTAATGCCGGACCAATTCTCATTAAGGCTATAGAACGTCTGGCTGTGATCGCTATGAATGAATACCGGCCTATCATCGCCATGGCGGAATCGCATGATGCCCTTCATGCCGGTAAGGACGTAGGCTGCGGAGCAGAGCGCGCACGGATCGTTATTCGGGTAGCCTGAGACGAGAGCCTTGCGGCGATCCATGATCTCGGGCCAGGTATCGTGCAAGACATTGCCGATGATGTACTTCGACCGATCGTTGACGCGCTCGCAAAGCAATACATCTCCGTTGAAAAGCACGACCGGATTGCCGTCGACTAAAGATCGGCATACTTGCGGCAAAGCGACCGAAACCGGCGAGTTGTACTTTGTGCCGTAGTTGAAGAGCCGGGAGCGAAGCACGAAGTCTACTCCGACATCGAAGAGCCAGTGCTTTACGAACTCCTCGAACTCAATCTCGCTTTGGCCTCCTTCGACCCATCGGACGGCGATCCAAGGCGTCTTGCGCGGACCGCGCTTGTCGAGAGCTTCGTTGACGAAGCTCGAGGCCTGGTCGAGCGGAATCTTGCCGCGCCGAGTAGAGTACGAGTGATACGATAGGCCGTCCATAGAGACTATGTAGACATAGCACGGCGTGCCTTCTTCGACGAGAAGCGAAATGTATTTCTTGCCGACGAAGCCTGAAACCGGAATCGAGACGCGAAGCTGAAGCTCTTTCATGCGCTTCATGAAATACTCGAAGTCTTTATGGTTCATCGAGTCGCCATGGAACTGGGGCAGGATCATAGTGCCTGGCGGAATGCCAACGTTCGCGGCCTCGAAAATCTCGCGCGTCATGTCGCCGTCGAAGGGCCCGTCGACGAAGTTGCGAAAGCAGCTCTCGCAGTCAGCGAAGCACCGAGCGGACCATTCTTGGACGATGTACAAAGGCTTGAAAGACATTATAGCTTCTCCTTTCAAAACTCAGCGAAGCCTGATTCAGCTTCGTTGGCGTCGATGTCGTACTTCGGATTTGAAGTCTTCTGCCACGAAAGGCCTGACCACCTTTTCTCGAGGCTATAGAACTTCTGCGTATAGTCGGAATGCGTAAATATTTCGGTCTCGGGTCCATCTCGCAGAATCTCTACTCCTTTGAAACCAAAGCTCTCAGGAGCAGTACCGCGATACTTGTCGAAAGTCCTGACGATGAAGTCGACCTTTCGCGTCAGGAGCCACTCGCGAATAGCCTTCGTGAAAACTTCCGAGTTCTCGATGTAGTCGTATACGCGAAGGCCAATTTCGGGCTTTAGCGCGGCGTTTCGTGTCGTATT